ATTCGGACGGCGATGGCATCTGGAACTTAACAGGTAACACACAAAACCAAGCAGTAAGCTTTAAATTCCGAGGCACTCATGCTGGAAATATTGAGGGCTGGATGTATGCTTCTGGCGATGGATGGTTTGGCTGGCTCAACGATGCTGGTGGTTGGAAAATAAAGAGCTACATAGCTGACAGCTATTCACCAAACATCTGGTTCCAGGAGGATGCCGACACGAGTTGGACGGGTAATCCCGTAAGCAATCACGGAAAGATTGAATATCATTCAGATCGTTTTTATATCGCATCCGGATCAAACTCTAATGAGGTCTGTCGGTTTAGAAGATCTGGAACTGACGTTGCATATTTCAACAACAGTGGAGTTCTTTATAGTCCGGCAGTGTATGACATTAATAACACGGGCTATTACATCGACCCTGCTTCTCACAGCAACTTATATACGGCACGTTTTCAAGGCAATGCTGCCTACATCCGTGGTGGTTCGCCGACACTATATTTTCAGGATACAAACCAAAATAGCGCCATGCTTCACAATGACAGTAATTTACTGTATGTACTAAGAGGTGGCACCGATGCAACAAGCTGGAGTCAAATTGGTGGTCATTGGCCCTTTATTTTTTACCTAGCTAACAATAATGCCAAGTGTGGGGGTTCGTTTGAAGCAGTTGGTGACATCACTGCTAATTCATCCGATCGTCGTTTAAAACAAAATTTCAAACCAATTGAATCTGCTCTTGACAAAGTCCAATCATTAAATGGATTGCTCTTTGATTGGAAGCCTGAGGTCATTGATTTAGGATTCACTCCAGCTCAGATGGAGGACAATGTTGGATTAATTGCACAGGAAGTTCAAGCAGTTCTCCCCCAAGCAGTGAAGCCAGCTCCATTCGATCAGATCTGGGATAATGATTTAAAAAAGAATGTATCTAATTCAGGAGAAGATTATATTACCGTTCAATATGAGCGACTAGTACCCCTGCTTGTTGAAGCAATCAAAGAGCTTACCTTACGGTTAACTACCCTCGAAAATAAAGAGTAGTTGATAGAATTGTTTTAGCCAGTTCATATATTATGATTGACCACGATAAAAATCTTGAGACTGTTCTCGAAGCACGTAAGACTTTGGCAAATGAGCTTACTGAACTTCAGGCTTCAATGGATCAAAAAAGAGAAATTTTTCTCAAATACAGCGGGATTATCGAATACCTGAGTTCTCTTAAAAAAGCAGAAGATAGTAAAGAAGCAGCCACCGAAATCGAGGAGGAATGAACTACACCACCCAGATCACTGCTTTAAAGCGTAAGGACGTTGAAGACTTCAAAGATGTCGTTACGCATGTCAGCTGGCAATTAACCGGCACATCTCATGATGGATATAAATGCCATTTCTCAGGTGCTACACCAATTGAGGATTTCTCTCAACTTGATGAATTAACGTTTATTCCGTATCAGGATTTACGTGAAGAGCAGATCATTACTTGGATTGAGGGTGTTCTTGCTGCTGATCCTGATTACAAGCAGCACATCATAGATTACATCAAAGGGTTCATTGACAGTGAAAGAGAGATAAGTATCGCTGAAGAGAATTCGCTCCCTTGGGTCGAATCTTAAATCCGTCTGATATCCATCATCCAACCGGAACCCTCTCCCTCGACTATCCATCGGGGGTTCCAGTTTTTGAATGAGTAAGAAACAGACTCACCTTGGTCATGGTTGATATAACCACCATGTACAAGATCTGCTTCACCAAAAGGGTCATGAACCCTCCAGGAGCAATCTGTGTATCCAATGACCACTGAGTAGTGACCTGACCCAGTGGGTTTATAGCTAGGCCCAGCATGCAGCCAGCCACAGGGAGTTGGAATCCCAGAATCGATCTGTCTTTTAAGGTCGTCGGTTGAGGCATTGGTGATGAACTCTGCCTTGAGGCCCAATGAAGCCAATGCTTTCACATGCGCTGAAGCAAGAGTTGAGTCCCCATACTCAGCCCTAATTGTGTTGTACTCGTCGTCGTTCTTTACTACCCCGTAATACATGCCGACCATTCCGCAGCAGCTAGAAAAACACTCCCTCCATCCGGTGCCGGTCTCGTTATCCAATTGAGACTGAAAGGGGACTTGTAATGGGTTAAGTAGTTCTCTTTTGACCTGATTCCGGTAGGTCTTCACCCAAGTGGATTCAGAATCCTTTAGGTCAGAAGGAAGGCGGACGTATAGCTGCTCCAGTGCTGCTTCTTGATGCGCAACACCTTGCTTATAGTAATTAAAGAAGTCTTTGAACTGATTAAGGTTTAGCTGAGACATCTTAATCCGATTTATATACATTCTAATCGTTTAAAATAGGTTAGTGAGGTAATTATCATGTCCCCAGAAGATCGTCAAAAATTTTGGCAATGTGTAGAGAGCGGGGACAATCCTTTGCTTTCGGCGATGTCATCCCTTGTCGAACGCTGGGGCATGCCTGCAATTGTGATGTGCCTGGGTGATATAGCCAACGTGCTTTCTGAAGATGCGATTGACGCAGAAAACCTGACACCGAACCAACGTGGGTTGGTCATGAGTTGCTGTGCACAGGTTTCAAATCTCAGTGATCTAATGCATGCAGAAATGGATTTCGTTAAAAGTGAAGGTTCAAAGTGAGCGATTCTCTAAAACGCCTTGCAGGTGAAGCATTCAACATCATGCCTGACCGGATGAACCTATTCCTCAGGTACATGACTGGCGTAGGCAATGAAGCATTAAGGCTGGATGAATCAACACTCCGCTCTATTCGTCAGGCAACAGAGCAGCCAGACAAGGTTGTTGACTACATCGACCCAGAGCAAGCTGCTCGTGAAATATTCGTGGATAATCCTGAAATGAGTGCTCGTTTTCTAGAGAGCAGCAAGTCACCTATACAAAAAACAACTTATAAGTATGGGCCTAACCTCCCCACCTCCGGGCCAGTAGATCCTTATATTTTGAATTCTGATAAAGCAGTAACTCAAACGCTCGGACGATTTGTTGCTGATGTCAACGATGACGGGTCTATTCGAGTGACCGATACCTACGACATGCTTAATGAAGCCGAAGACCCAGATTTAGTGTCTGGCTCTTTCCGTCCTGACAAAGCTCTACTAAAACTGCAAGGACTTTACAACCCGGAAGCTCGAGCAAGGCTTATCAATCAAATCAACATCGAGCAAGGCAACGAACCAACGATGATGCGACCACCTATGGATAATCGGAGTTATCAGGAAAAAATAAAAACTGGAGGCGACAGCCCAACCGGATCGCCATTGTCGCAAGTTGCTCGAGCTGCGATGTATTTGGCTCCTTACAAGCCGCAGCCGTTTGATATTGACATAACTGTCCCACCACAAAAATACTAATTATGTCTATCAGAAAAGCAGGAGAAATTTTCTCCGGACTAAACAAACCTAAGAAAACTCCAAAGCATCCAAGTAAGTCACATGCTGTTGTCACTAAGTGTGGCGGCAAGGAGAAGCTAATTCGTTTTGGTCAGCAAGGGGTCAAGGGTGCAGGCAAGTCTCCTAAAACTGAAAAGGAAAAAGCACGTAGAGATTCATATTACGCAAGACACAATGCACAAGATTCAAAACCTGATAAATGTTCTGCGCGATATTGGTCACACAAAGTGAAGTGGTAAAGCTGATTAATTATTAGTTAGAATAACATTAGTGTGGACTGGTGTCATGGCATTAAAGATTGGGTCTAGCACGGTCGTCGATAACAACCGCAAGGGCATTTTCGTTGGATTAAACCCTGGCGTTTTTAATAATTCAAACCGTCCTAGCCATGCTGCAGGTAAAATTATTTACAACAGCGATACAGGAAATATTCAAGTTAGCAATGGGAGTGCTTGGGCGTAATGTCATTTAAAATTGGATCTAATACAGTTATTGATAACAGCAGGACTGGATTCTTTCAGGGTGTTCAAGTAGGAACTTCTCAACCAAGCAGTCCGTCAACTGGAGAGCTTTACTACAACACTAGTACGGGACTGCAGGTCTATAACGGATCTGCCTGGGTTGCTGTTGGAGGTGGAGGTCAGGGGTCCTCGTCTACTGCAGATGGTGGCGGTATAATTTTCCAAGGAGGTCGCGTATATCACGTTTTTACAAGCCCTGACACTTGCACGGTGCATAAAACTATCAGTAACGCATGTCTAATTTGTGCTGCCGGAGGTGGCGGGGGCGGAACATCTATTGGCGGAGGCGGCGGTGCCGGTGGTTTTCGTGATTCCAACCATTTTACTCTTAACAGTGGAACTTATACCGTTACTGTTGGAGCTGGTGGTTCGCAGGGTCAGAACGGCTCACCTTCTTCTTTCGGTACAGTACTAAGTTGCACTGGTGGTGGCGCTGGTGGCTCCAATGGGCAAGGGGGCAACCCTGGCGGTAGTGGAGGCGGGGGTTCTCACGGGGGACCTCCTAATGGTGTTCGAAATAACAAAGGTAGCGGCATTAGTGGTGAAGGTCGCGATGGAGGCAACGGAGGAAACAACGGTATGTCCTGCTTCACTGGTGGTGGAGGAGGTGGTGGATCAGGAGCTGGTGGTCCTGCAAACCTCAGGCCTATCGGAAGTGGACGTACTGTAGGTGGCTACGGTGGCGGTGGTATAAGTGTCTATGAAATCGGCCAAAACTTGAAGTTCTGCGAGGGAGGCGGTGGTGGTGTAAATAGAGGTCAACCTAATATTCAAGAACCAGGACCATCAGGGGCTCATGGTGGCGGTGAAGGCAACTGGCCCCAAAACAACAAGATAATAGATGCATTCTCCTCAGGATCAGGCGGCGGAGGCGCAGGTCAAGGAGTTCCTGCAGGCAGGGGATGCGGAGGAATGATCATCCTCCACTATTCAACTTCACAGCTCTAGTCATGTTTTTAGCAGAATTGAACGAGAACAATCAAGTCGTTTCTATTCACGAAACGTATAAATACTTGTTGTGGGACTTTGTTGATCCTGAAATGACTGAAGAGCAGAAAGCCGTTGTTTATATGCGATCAATTTTAGGGGACGATGTGAAGTTAGTTGAGACAAGAGAAACAAATGAGGAAGGTTCCTTTCGAGAACGGATGGCAGAAATTGGAGGAACTTACGACTACGAGGGTGAATACTTCATTAGCAAGCAACCCCATGCAAGTTGGGAGTACAACATTGAAAAACACGATTGGTTTGCTCCTGTAGAACATCCAAATACTGAAGCTGCTAACCTCGCGGGTTTGACTATAGAAGAACTAGAATATCAAAATAAAGACATATCAACATATTGGTGGGATGAAGATCAACTTGATTGGATCGAGCTCAAAGACGAATAAGAAGATTGAGCTTGAAAAAGAACGAAATAAAGCAATAGACAATCAAGAAGGTGCTCCAGGAATTGAAGCAGCTTTTCCCAAATTAGTTCCTGACAATACGATTCTTGACTGGACACTAGAGGCGGGAAAGTTTACTTGGCATAAGTACGAAGCACCAGATGGATCGCCACCTCCGTCTGACGAAGAAATTTGGCATGAATATCGCAGGGCCTTTCTTCGTTGGCTTACAAAAACACAAGAAATTAAGCTGTTTAGCACTCCTTTACTTTCATCATTTCCGACGGTAGACCTAAAAGCAATCAAACAAGATTGTCTAAAATTAGCCGAAGAACAAGCACAGACTGAAATCTCTAACCTTGGCGGCTATCAAGGTCATAATTTTTCTAATCAAGAGCTTCATGATGCAATCCTAAATGCCATTCCGCCTGTAAATGTAAACAGTACGTTTGATTTTGAAGTAGAACAAGTTTATTGCTGGGTTAATATTAACGGCAAGGGTGACGCCAATGTAGTTCACGATCATAAAGGAATTGAGGGTCATCACACTCTATGGTCTGGAGTTTTCTATGTAGAAGTACCACCTGACTCAGGTTCAATTGTTTTTGTAGACCCTAGAATTGGACTAATGGCAGACGCTAATCATGTACTTTATGATGGAAATTCTGCATTTGAAATAATACCGCAGTCTGGTCAACTAATTCTATTCCCAAGCTGGCTTCAACACTTTGTAAAAGCTAATAAGAAATCAGTTGAAAGAATCAGTATTGCATTCAATGTAACCGGAACACCGATAAAAAGACAATGAGCTGCTCTGCACTAGTATTCTTCATGACAGAATTACCCAAGGATGTGGTTAAAATTCTGGTCAAAGAATTAGAAGAAAAGTATGATGAACAGTGCGAGCCGTCTCTGCTTCATGGTGCTGTAAATTACAACAAATTACGCAATTCGTACAACGCTTGGGTCCCTGATTCAAGCTGGGTTGCTGGTTTCATTATGCACTATGTAATGAAAGCCAATCAAACCAACTTCAAATACGATATTGATAATATTGACGGAAATCATATTCAGTACACCAGATATGGTCCAGGTCAAACTTATGGTTGGCACCCAGATCACGGAATAAATGATATGCAAAGAAGCAAACCCCGTAATTCAAATGAAGATGATGTTGTAGTAAATGAAGGCCAACGCAAATTATCATTTTCATTACAGCTATCAGAACCAGATGAATACTCAGGCGGGAACTTTCAACTGATCGACGACAACAACGATTTTATGATTGCCCCAAGGCAGCTGGGCTCATTGATCGTCTTTGATTCACGGATGCGCCACAAAGTATGTCCAGTCAAAACTGGAACACGGAGGTCATTGGTTGGCTGGGTTATGGGTCCGAGGTTCAGATGAAGGAAATCCAAGAATCATTGGCTCTGGAAATGCTAGAGAAAAATAGCAGTTCGTGGACTAATAATAAGGAGTTTGATAGCAACGGTGCACTACTTATTAAGAATGTAGTAGATGGATCTCTTCTTAAAAGACCTAAGCCAGAAAGAAACGAAATATACTATTACAAAAAAAGGAAGCTAGAACAAAAGTTACCCAATGAAGCTCAGGTTTCAGGGAGTATCGAAACCTATAATTACCCCGATTATCAGCATTATCACCGTCATACAGTTCGCAGGGTAATTGAAAAAAATATTGGTAGGCTTGTTTATCCAACTTACTACTACGATCGATACTATCTAGAACATCAATCACTACCACCTCATATTGACAGAGATGCTTGCGAAATTTCTGCATCATTGTTGATCAGTACTTCACTTGAAGAGTCTTGGCCATTATATGTAGTTAAGCCATCTAGTGATATTAATGAACTAGAAGCCAAGATGTATAACGCTACTGACAAGGACTTAATCATATACAAGGGTGCAGAGTGTATTCACTTTAGGAATAATATTCCTCGTGGTGATAACACGCATCATCAAGTATTTTTTCATTATGTACTTCAGGATGGAAATCGTGCTTATTGCGCTTATGACAATGGTCGAATTTACTAAAATAAAATAAAGCCCGTACTGCTGTGTATATCGATGTCAAATTTTGATAAAAAATGGAGTGAACTTTCAAAGAAGGAAAAGAAAGCTATAAAAAATAATAGTCAGTACCAGTCCAAGCAAGGGTGGCAGGACGCAAAGGCTGTATCGTTAGGTTACAAAGACGAGTCAGATCGCAAAACAAAGCAAAATACGCAATCAGCTAGTACAAATACTACTTCTTCAACCAACGTAACATCAGGTAGCTCGCCTGCCCCTTTGACAAATGCGGAAAGGAAAGAAGCATTCAATCAGCAAGCTGACTCATTTGGTGAGAATCTGAAGAAAGGTCAAGATTGGGGACCCACTCATACAGTCAAGTTTGGGGATGATGGGTTTATAAACATGCAGAATACAAGCACTCACGATCAGCTATTTAATTTAGACAAGCTGTTTGAGCTCGGTTATTCAGAGGGTGATCGTATTTACAAAGGAGGTCAAAAAGGAGAGCGCTTTGGTACTGGATTGATGGGAGCAAGTGGCTTACAAGTACAACAATCCCAAATTAGTGAGCATTTCATAGGCGGCAGCAGCTATAACCCTCAAGTTGCTCGATTACTTGATTCAGGTCAACTTAAACTCAATGAGAAGACAGGCGATTGGAGTTCTTATAACAAGCAAGGGGGTCTGATTCAAAGCGGCAAAATTGATACTAATAGAAAGCGTTATGGATATACTCACGAATCAGCAGGTGCTGTAAGGGATGAGTTTAAATATGCAGATCGTAATTACAATTCAGCTAGCAACAAGAATATTAGAAATCAAGCTTCTGAATTTACTAAGCAGCAACAAGTAAGAGATGCAGAAACCAGAAAAGCGGAGGAGATAAGATCTGCTGCAGGTTACATGCCTAACTTTGATGGTGCTTGGAGTAATCCAAAAGCAAATGAAATGTATCGCGAAACAGGTGGCTCAAAAGAGTTCAACCCTTCTGCATATGCTGATCAAGGGACGCAGAAAAATTCCAAGCTACAAGATCAGATCAACAAAAGCTATGCAAACATGAACTTTGAATTTGACCCTACCCGTTTTATTCAAGGTCAATAACATGAAAAATAAACGTTCAAAAGCTAAGGGACTTGCCAAAGCTTTCAAGAAAATGTCTCATCGAAAAAAAGGTGGTACTAAAGGAACTTTTACAGCAGCAGCAACAAAAGCTGGACATCCGGATACACCTGATGGCCGTAAAGCTTTCGCCAATGAAGTTCTCAAAGACCCTGATGCTTCGCCTAAAATGAAGAAGAAGGCCAACTTCTATAAAAACATTATCAATAAAGACTAATGCCTGGAACTAATTCAAAACCTGATTTTCTTGATATGGACGGCGATGGGGACAAGCAAGAACCCATGAGAGATGCTGCCAAAGACCCTGCAGCCCAAAAATTCAAAGATAAGAAAATGGCTGAAGTAATGTCTAAGAGGAAAGGCTGATGTCTGAAAAAAACAAATCAAAAGTGAATGAAGCCGGAAACTATACAAAGCCCGGCATGCGTAAACGCTTGTTTGAAAGCATCAAATCTGGCGGTAAAGGTGGCAAACCCGGTCAGTGGTCTGCCCGTAAAGCACAGATGCTTGCCAAGGCTTACAAAGCAAAAGGTGGAGGTTATAAGAACTAATGACTAATTACAGCCAACGTAAGGCTCAAGTTCATGCCAATAAATCTATAGACAAAGTCGTTGGTAAATGCCCACAGGCAACCCAGGACGTTGATGAAAACACTAAAAATAGAAATTGGACAATAGATAATTATGGCTATGGACCTATGAATCCTGACATGCCCAGCATTAAATTCTGGGAAGAAAAGGCTGACATTTTTAATACATCCGTAGAGGAAGCACAATCAACTCGTTGCGGTAACTGCGCTGCATTTGATCAATCTAAAAGAATGCTCAACTGTATAATTAAAGGTATCAACGAGAAAAACAGTGTTGCTGATCCTAAGAAAGTCGTAATCTACGGCAATCTTGGTTATTGTCAGCTATTTAAGTTCAAGTGTGCTGGTGATCGAACCTGTGATGCTTGGGTTCATGGTGGTCCTATTACAAGTTAAAGGATATGAAACTAGCAGGTGATATTTTTAATACAGCTATGGGACCAGTGCTTCAAGGATTATTTCCTAATTTACAAGCACAGCTCCGTCCACTACCAACACTTAAGGATTTTGATGGGAGGATGAATCATTACCCAACTTATCCCGGAAGTGGCAGGGTGCACGATGGCAAAGGCAGCTATCCGCAAGTAGACATCTTTGAAGGTCCTATCCAAAATTATCCTCCTTATCGTCGATACCCAGAAGATAGAACCTGGGGAATTCCTAAAATTTCAAATACAAGAACTATGGAATTTAGAGACCGTAATGGGAACGGTATTGATGACAGAGATGAATTTGGAATAGGCCGTTTACAACAGATAGATCCAATAGTGCAGGATGCTCTGGATCGGATGGCAGCTGATAGACGCGATGGTATTGCAGGGACATTTCTACCGGTTAATACTTATGGCTAAGGCTAAATCTCAAAAAAGTCTCGATTCCTGGACTAAGGAGGACTGGGGCACCAAGAGCGGTAAGAACTCCACCCAGGGCAAGGACGCCAGTGGTGAGCGGTATCTGCCCCGGAAGGCGCGTGAAGCGCTCTCAGACAAGGAGTACGCCCGATCAACTGCAAAGAAGCGTGCAGCAGCTCGCAAGGGCAAGCAGCACAGCAAGCAGCCTAAGGACGTGGCTAAGAAGACCGCCAAATATAGAAGTTCATAAATGTTTGCAGAAGATTCCGATGACGTGAGGATGGTGTGTGAGCTGGACGAACGGACCTGCCGCGCTCTCCTCTCAGCAATTGAATTCACCCTTGAGAAGTGGGTAGGGCAAGGTGAGCTTGATCAAGAGCAGCTCTTCGCTTTGAAGCCCACGCTTCAAGGGATGATCCTGGAGTTCAACCTGCTCCGAAAATCTGCATAAAGGAAAACCCCCAGTCCCGGTGAAGGGCGATGGGGGCTCCTGAGGTTTCGGGTTAGGTCCTGCATCCTTTTGAGAAGCAGGTTGTTGGTTGTTACCCAGGAACAATCTCGGGCTTACCGCTTCTTGTGGAACTTCCGTGAGGAAGGCGTCACTGCGTTCGCTACCGGCCTGGAGGGAGTTCGTTTGAGATCCCTAGGAAAGAGGACAACTGTCCAAGACAGTCTTAGCACGGGTGCGACGACGGGTGACGACGTGCTTGTGCTCTGGTTCAAACGAGGTCTGGACCCATCTTCCAAATTGGTAGACGTCTACCAAACGTCGCTGAGATCCCTGTGTTGGCCTTGACGGCACGCGACTTAAAATCAGTGCATCCAAAACTTAAGAAATGCAGTACACACCGTTGTACCTAGCCAAAATCATTGCCGCAAGGGGGTTCTGAAGCGGAAACGAAGAGATGACTAAAGCCGAAGAGAGCAAGCGAAGCGACGATAAAAGCCGAAATTAGTAGACGTTTTGGTAGACGTTTTAACTAGTTTCTAGTAAGGTCGCATGTATCCACCAGAATCCAGGAGCCATGGCGCAAACCACAGCCTGGAGAGAGCACCTGACCCTCTTCAACAAAGCGCTGAAAGAAAACAAGGACTATTGGGTCAATGGCACCTATGTACGCGGTCGGGTCAAATCAAAACCCAATCGGTTTGGAAATCGGTCGCTTGATCTTGTGGCCGACTGGAACAGCGAGGAGGACGTAACAACACGACGTTTAAAAGTAGAGATAAAAACTAATGATCTAAATGGATCATTTAGCAAGGCTTTATTAGAAGCAAAAGAGCTCATTCTTCAAGCAAACATGGGATTATCGACTAGACGATTGACCTATGACGATAAAGCAATTAGGCCAAAACAACTGCGTCAAATCCAAGCAGCTCAGTTGGTAAAAGCAAAAAAATATTTAGCTGCTCGTTCTGAGCGACTTAATAATAATGATCGAACATTAGCCGATCACATTCGCTGGACCGAACATGTCTTTGGATATTCGAAACAAGAAGGACGGGAGATTTCGTTGCAATTGTGGGCAGAGGCAACAGCAGTCCTTTACCCATGGCGTGGTCAAGCTTCCTATAAACGTTCCCTTGAAATAGGGAAGAATGTATGCCGTGAGTTAAAGGTGCCTCTGGGTATACAAGAGGAAGACAAACCTGCATACAAACAAAACACTTCAAATTTGTTGAGCACACCAAGCGAAGCCGAGGTGCGAGAACGTTTAGAGGCAATTCAAGATGCCGACGAACAAAAGCTTGCCTTCGCCATTACATCAACAGGATTGCGTCATATGGATATTTATAGTGTCGACTGGAATACCTATCTACCAAAAACAGGTCGTGCAAGATATTGGTGCTCTAAAAAGCAAAAGCAATACGTCATGGTACCTTGCGCCATTGATGGCTTCTGGTTAGACCTTTCCGGTTGGCGGCCACCAGAGTACGAGACTTATCATTTGTGGGGGGAGAAAGCAGATCCTAATTTGGAAAGAATTAAATTTCTGCAGTCGCACAAATTATCCAAATGGTACAGCCATGTGATGGGATTTAGTAGCACAACAAATCGACATCGTTACTGTTCATTTACAATCTCAAGTGGATTTCACAGCATTGAATCTTGTGCCAGAGCTGTGGGTACATCTGCTAGTCAGATTGATGCGACGTATGGCAACGAATCCTGTGAATACGATTACCACTTAGGACTGGCGGCAGAGAAGGCATAACCCGGCCTTGACTGTGGCCAAGTTTGTGCATCGCATCAATATCAAACCGGAGTTGTCGAGGACCAAACCGCCAACAATGCTTCCCTTCAATCAAAAGTCCGAGGTCCTCCCATTCTTTGCAAAGACTGCGAAGACGACGAACGCTGATTCCAAAATGATCTGCCACATCGGCAGCAGTGGCCCAAACGGGCGGAAGTTTTGCCATTTATATAAGCAGTCAGGACCAGACCCCAAGGGCCGTGGCCAGGAGTCTAAAGGAAGTAGGTGCTGGCCCGGAGATGGGTTTGATAAGATTTGTTAAATGCCGGAGCTAAGCGGCACGACCAATGTTCAAGCCTCGATACGTAGCCGTTTGAGCATGGCAGTTTGGGCAAAGCAACTCTAGATTTTCGAGGCTGTTATTAGTGCTGTCTCCATCCTTGTGCTCAAGCTCTAATGGAATCGGCCTGCCTCTCCATCGTTTCAAACCACATCCAGCACACTTCCTGGGAAGCAGCTTTTCCGTAAAAATCTTGTGTTTTAATTTGTAGGACTGGATTGGTACACCCTTATCAAGGAAATCAGAAATTGGTCTTTGAGGACCAGTTCGGATATGTCTGAGCCCCTTGTTCCAGGCACGGCCTTTAAAGTGGCTTGAATCAATACAAAACTTATCTATAGACTTTTTGATGGTCGAGTAGTTGCCACCAGCTTCCTTAAGCCCAAGTTTTTTCAAAACCTGACGCAAAGAAGTCGAATCAGCGACGGCTGCTCTTAAAGACTCCTCATTCCAGGTACGAGGCTTGGGCAAGCAACCAGCCAATCGAAGCCTGTTTTATCTAAGGATCGTCTCATGTCAAGAGTGGGACCAGAGGGAATTGAACCCTCACCTCCTTTCGGAGAACGCATTTTAAGTGCGGCGCGTCTACCAATTCCGCCATGGTCCCGACGAACTAACAATAGCAGAGAAAGTCCGTGATATAAATGTAGTTAAAATAGAGCTAATAAGTGATATATATCATGGAATTCCTCTCCAAGCCAGAAACCTGGATTATCATTGCTGCTCTCAGTGAGATCATTGCAATTAGTCCCCTTAAAGACAACAGTGTGGTTCAGCTAATCATGACCGCCATCAAATCGCTGAAACCTGCAAAAAAGAGGTAAGCAACATCCCAAAAGATGGCAAATGGATATTTCAGTATGACAGCCGGTCAAGTTATGATCGGTTTCATCGATATATTCAAGAAAGAAAGTTTTATGCCACTCTGCCTAAGAAACTAGACCAGGCCGAAGATGCCTGGCTCAAGTCTCAAGAGGACCTGCCTCCTCAGGTTGAATTTAAAGAGACAGGGGAGTTTGGCAAAACAGGTTGGTCGATTTCCTACAAGCATCCATCGAGCAAGCGCAATGGTTGAACAATTGGTACCCGCCTTAATCGCACTTGTTTCAGGCGGCTTCATTCTCACAAGCAAAATCAATACCAGCATTAAAGAGCTTGACAGGCGCATTGATGGTGTTGAGCTGAGAGTTGCAGAGTCGTATGTGAGCAAGGACACATTCAACGTGATTATTGAAAGATTTGAGACACATCTTGCGCGAATGGAAGACAAGATTGATCGGTTGAATTCAACAAGATTCGACTCGTAAGATCCATACACTGGTGATAAGTTGATAATCAACTTTATGGCACAATATGCAGAACACTGGGGCGAACTCTTGTTCAACCTAGATCACCTGTCCAAAAGAACTGCTAGAAAACAGTTCAGACAAGATATAAGATATGCCTGGGGAGGACTCTGCTGTTATTGCCGAAACGAAAAAGCCACAAGTATTGATCATGTCCACCCTCGCAGCAAGGGCGGTTCCAACTTAAAAAGTAACCTTGTGCCAGCATGCCGGTCGTGCCAGGAATCCAAGGGAAATAGATTGGGTTGGTATGATTGGTTCAAGGAGCAGCCATTTTTTAATCAAAATGCAGCTGACCTAATCACTGATTGGATTTCAAATAAAAGGTTTCTGGAACAACATGATGAGCGAACTGAACATCGAGCAGAGGTTTGCACTCACCAGAGCGCGTTACGAATGCTCCAAGATGAGCCGTCCAGCCTTGGAAAGGACTGTATTACGGCTGCTTAAGTCGAGAATGGAACAAAAGAACGGTGTTCAAGAAGCCTTAATGGCAAATGGCATCGTCTTTAAAATTGACGAGATGTCTAACGGACTGCCCGAAATCATTTCCGAGCAGACGTTTTGTGATCTGCTTATGATGAGCGATGAGGACGATCAGATGTCAACTGACATAAACGATCCAGGCTACGAGTATGACGATCTAGACGATGACGATCTCACTTTCGTCTAAATATCGCTAGACTTCTAGTGACTGAACACGTATAAATGGAATACATTGTTGGCCCTGTACTTGCGCTTCTGATTGGTCTTAAATTCACTCACCATCAAAGTGGTGTCGCAACTAAAAAGCTTGACGAACTTGATGAGAGAATTGAGTTCCTTGAGAATGAAATCATTCAAGTCAGAGTGGATCGCGAAAAGAAAGATGAGGAGTTATCTCGCAGGGTTGTAGAAACGGTAATGCCTGTAGCCAAAGCAGTAAACAAGCTGAATCAGACTGTAGGCATCTGATTTAAATCAAGATTGAATACCCTTTAAAATAATATAAGTATGCGATAAACAAATAAATGTCGGTCAACATAACGAACCCGCCTATTGACCGCAGGAGTTTGTCTGCCAAGGATCGCGCTGATTACAACAGAAGCGGTGGCCATTCAAGAGCTCAAAAGGCATTGGCTCGAACAAGAGCATACCGAGGAAGACAAAGACAACGACGCAATACGCCGATGGGGTCTGAATCACGTACACCTGGAACAGGTGGATACGGTGGTCTTCAAATTCAACAACAAAGGGTACGTCAAATTGGCAATGAAAGACGTAGAGCTGAGTCCTTTAGGCCTGAAATCTCAGTGCCAAACAATACTCAGAATCCGGCTAATAGAAGACAGCAGATGATGTATGAAAATTACCGTAATAGAAGGGATGCTATTAACTAAAGGGAGACTGGACTAATGAGAAGAGCAGCTGGAATTCGACTTGGAGTAGATCTCTCAGGATTGAGGAGCCTGGAAGGACCAGTGCCTCTACGTGACCTACAAAAAATGACCCCCCTAAGGGAGCCAGAAGAATTAGTTGATCTCAGGGATCTTGATGGATTACGAGGGTTGAATCGGCTTCGATTTGTTGTTTGATCAGCAGGTGTAAGAAACGCCCCGATAAACGCACTGATGATGTTCGTGTTGTTGGGGTGCACAGTCAGTGCAGTAAGGCACGCCTCGGTATGCCGTCTGTGAAAGACGAACACGCTGAAGCTCTTTTTGAGCACGGACGTACTCTTTATGCGCCTTTTCAATAGCGCGTGCTTCGATCATGGTCATTGGAAACTCCATAGTGATGTGAAATTTCCCGTTCCTTCAGCCCCTTCTTTGGCTTACTTGCGTCCCAGTAACGTGGGATGAACGTACATTTATAGTGTAGCAACGATACCGGTTCATGGCAAACATATTATCTGCCAAATAACAGTTCGGTTAGTCCAAACTCAAGCCTACTTGGATTAAATCTATCAGAAGCCATACGAAATCTACGAGTACGGTTACTCTGCTGTGGCCCCATTTCTTCTAAAGGAGTTGCCCTTCCAAACAATGTTGGATTATCACCTAAACGTTGGACGGTAGGCGGATTATTAATCTGATTTAGCACTGCAGTCAAACGCTCTTTAGCGCTTGCATTTTTGCCTGCATAACCAGTACGTTCCTTAGTGCCAATAGTTTGACGTATTTTAGATAGTGCGCTTTCACCAGTTGTTTGTCTTGTAAGCTCGTTACCTGCTGCAATAGCATTAGTCAACACAGCTGCACCACCTGCACCTACAGCAAAAGGTCCTAAAGCAGGGACAGCATTGGTAACTAGACCTACACCCGCACCTATAGGTGCACCTAAAATGATCTCATTGGCATATTCTCCAGCTCCTGATAGCACACCTTCTTCCGCAGTTTTACGGATTACTTCAGGAGAAGGGATTGCTTCAGCTAAACCAAAAGCACCAGCAGCAAATCTGCCTCCTACATTGTTTTTCGGTGGCATTCTTTGACCACTAAAGTTACGTATAAACGACGGTGTTGAACTATGTCTTCTTGGAGAGTTCCTAAAACTTTGGTTAAAGTCTTGTGGACCTTCTCTTAAAATTTCTATAGGACCATCGGCACTTGCTTTAGTCTCTACTTTAGATTTACGATCAAATCTTACAGGATCAATATTTTGATCAACCATTAAAGCAACATCTTCGCCTTGATTAATAAAATCTTCTCTAGCTGATCTTGCCGCTGGTGATCTATTCTCGATTTCTGATTGAATAAGCTCATAATTGTGCTCATTAAAAAGATCAAGCATATCTGAATTGCCAGAATTATTTAAAGCTTTTTGAATAAGCCTAGTACGAACATCTAAATCATTTATACCTAGTCTTTTTACAGATGCTCTATCTTTCGCCAAACCATAATCAAGAATTACTGCTTTATTTGTTTTAGGATTAAATTTAATATTCCCTGGATGTGTGTCAGTATGAAAGACTCCAGAGTTTTTATATAAATCAATCAATCCTTTGGCTTCAGCAATTCTCCTTGCTCTGCTCGGTACAGTTTCTGCAAAATCAGCTTTATCCATTACGATAAAACTAGTGCCTTCTTGATTAGCATCAAATCTAGAGCTGCTTTCATCAAGGAGAGATTTTTCTATAACCTCTCCTGTAGGAAAAAATCCAGTCTCCCCTAATCGAGGCACTTCATACATATCTGATTCTGCCATAACAGCACGCATTTGTTTGTCAATTTCATTGTCATACGTTCTAAAAAATCCATCTTGTATTTTGACAACTTTACCTGGATAATCTGGTGATTCAAATACACCACCATACATAGAGGGATCTCCTATTTGTTTCCAGTTTGCATTATTATTGTCACGGATATCTTGCAACTCTTTTAATGTAAAATCCATTATAGATATTGACCAACAATATCTATATTTTATCTACTGAAAATGTTAATTAGAGTGGCAAAGAGCGGGCATCAATGGGTGTCAGCCCAGGTCTTGCCAATATCAGAGGCAGCAGTGATTGGAACCTTAAAACCATAATGCTGACCAGCCAAAGGTGCAGCCTGGACTAAGATGTTGGCAACACGTTCTGCTTCTTGTGGTAGCACTGATAGCTGCTGTTCGTCATGCACATAAGCACAGCGAGTGTAATCAACATCGTAAGTCAGCCCTGCCTCATCAAGCATTTGTTGAGAGATAACCAGCCAGCGCTTAGATAAAATCGCGCCAGCGCTCTGGAGCAAAAAGTTCAAAGAACTGTGTTCAGCTCGACAATAAATAGGACGTCCATCTAGCCCCCTTAAGTATCCATGCTCTCGGACACGCTCTTTAACAGCCTCAATTAGAGGTTCAAGACCTGGAATAGCTTCGAGAAATTTTTTACGCAGTTCTTGTCCAAGACTCTTTTTGGCTGCGTCAGAGTATTCAGGCTTCACAATATGGGCCAAGCGAACATCGCCAGCTCCATAGATGAACCCATAGGTTAGATTTTTTACAAGTTTCCTTGAAACGGGGACCTCTGGGGTAGTAACCCTGTCAGCATTTTGTTGATGGATGTCTCCATTAATTACAACATCAGCAAAAGAGCCCCCATCAAATCTGTGGAGATAGCCACCTAAGCATCTCAATTCCAGCCCTTCAAGGTCACTTCCCACCATGACATGTCCGGGATGAGGAATAAATAGTTGACGTGCCCAAGGTGCACTAACCACCTGGCCCAAATTTGGAGATCGGTGTATCTGACGGCCACTGACCGTGGCTAAGAGGCAACTGTGATGAATACATCCGTCCTCTTCTACAGTATTAAACCAACTGTTATTACCTTCAGAAAGCTGACCAAGCCATTTTTGCAGTGTCAGTAAACGAATAAACATCTCGCATTCCTGATGGAGCAGCTGGTTGTCAGACTGAAGGGCCTGGACCTGAATCTCACTTAGGGCAGCTTCATCAACCTTGGGTTTACCTGTATCAGTGACCTTCGTAAACCGAGCTTGGCGGAATTGCTGAAGAGCCCAAGCAATGTTCTGGCGGCTGGTGGGATTAAAAATTTCAAGGCGCGTCATGGGAGCGCCTGCGACATAACCCTTCTTCTTGTCCGAACGCTTAGGAGTGAATACCTTGCCTGGGACATAGGGAAAGCGGACAAGGATCTGCTGCTCAAGATCGTTGTATTCCTGCTGCAGCTCGGCTCGGACCTCGATGGCACGCTCCATGTCAAAGCGGAAACCTGAACGCTCCTGCTCGGCCATGATTTCGGCCATCTTCATTTCCAGTTCTAAGTAATCACGCATAGTGCTTCATCCGATTTGTGAGATGGACATAAAGGAGATATGTGACATATGTGTCCTGTGAGCAATAGTCGAGCATTTCTGGGGTGTATCGAGACCAAGCATCAGGCTGCTTACCGAAATCACCTTTGTGACAACGCAGTCTCCACCCCCAGGCCTCGAGACTGTGCCTTCCATACAAACGAACAGGCATTCCCTCAGGTGACTTGTCGTAGTCACGCTCAAGAATGTGTGGATAGAAGAGCCTGCTCAGCACAAGGGTGTCTATCTTCTTACCCCTAGGCGAAAATTGAGGGAACTGCTCCTTGAGAAGGGGCAGGTCATAGCTCAAGATATTGTGTCCGATTATTAAATCGGCAGACATGATCTCATGGACGCCAGCAAAGATTTGAGAACTGACTTCCCAAGCTGCTTCTTTCTTATCTTGAGCCTCCTTGACTAGGTATTGGTCCTGGACGTAGCTGACGGGAACATCACATTCACCTAAGTGGCGATTGACAATGCAATGAATTTGTGAACCCTGACGCAACAGGCCAGTGGTCTCCAAGTCAAAGATCAGCTCGGTCTTCGTCTTGGATGTCTTCGCTGGTTTGAGGGTCGTAGTCATCTGGCTTATAAGCGTCGGTGTAGAGAGACGTATCGACTTGCTGATCGATGATGTCTTGAGCGTTAACAGCGAAACGCGGATCTTTGTTGTCAAAGAATGGTTCGATCGCCATTCCAACTTCTCGAGCTAGTCGAGCAGCACGCCTGAATTCGTCCTTGTAAAAGGGCTCCCAATCATGCGCCAATACATAGATCTGACGGATACCCATCAGATGGCACTGAAAGACAGAAGCAGAGAATGGGTATCGTGTTGAGTAAACAACAGATCCAACTGTCGGTGTGCCACGTTTGCAAGCAGCAGCGATGGCATAAGAGACACAGTCAATCTCCACCTTTGAATGGGTTAGCAATGTGCGCCCATCACCAATAATTTCACGATCACGAACAATTACGCAACCGCCAGGTGTTTTGGGATGAGTGGATGCATTGCTGACAATCTTGGCTACATCCATAAAGAATTTTTCCTTATTCTTGATGTATGTAGGGTCACCTTTTGGACTGGGCATATCTCACACTTACCAGTGTTTTGCTTATATTAAAGTCATATTCTTGAACTTGTGGGTTATATCCATGGACTATGAAATGATGATCGGCGAACTGAAGACATATGACGATTACAGCAGGAAGGAAATGAAGGAAACTCTGAAATGGAGTGACCTTGACAACAAGCACACCGTTAACGAGAAATGGACATCTATGTATCCAGCTGCATCTAATGATGCTGTGAATAGTCCAAGTCACTACGCGTATTTGCGTAACGGCGTGGAGGCTATTGACGTCATTGAAGACGCCATTGCTTCAGCCCCCACAGTAGTGGAAGGAATGCTCCAAGGTCAAGTCCTTAAGTACCTGCTTCGCCTATGGCATAAGGACAATCCGAAACAAGATGCCGAAAAGAGTTTGTGGTATTTGAAACGTCTGATCGAAAAAATGGAAGGGTAATTTAGATAGAATAGTAAAGCCCGTGAATTCGGGCTAACAGCGGCGGAAATATATATCGTAGTCCCTTAGCTGGAGTGTCTCATGCTCCAAGACGTGTGATTGAAGAATATCGTACGTAGTAATAGGGTCGAGGACGCAATGGGTGAAATAAAGAGAAATTCCTTCAGATAGTTCGGGTTCTGAGGGGTCATACCAGGCAACAGCTTTGAGCGACTCCCAAGGTTGAAAATCTTGCCTAATCCAGCTGTTCAGCTCTTCTAGACGCTGAGCAGTTTTTTGTATATGAGCTTCATGAGCAATCGTCAGTGGCGGGACAAGACAAGCATCCTTCCAACTAAAAATGCCATCCTTAATAATCAACCTTGAAGGATGTACTGAACTGCCAGAAGGAAGAGGCATCAAGTATTGAGGATCAATATTCTTAGGCATTAGAGATCTCCTCTACATTCCTCGTAGTAATCAAGATCCTTGTACCAATTATCTCCTGCGTACTCGCTATAAATAACTCGACCTATATCACGGAATGTGTTGTAGAACATCGTGACCTTGTCGATATCAGACAGAACCTGGTCCATAGGCGGCCCATAAATTAAACAGTTCCATGTACTAGGACAAACTGGTTCAAATCCTTTTGCTGTTGCTCGCAGCTGCTTCACTCGTTTAAAAGGGATGCACACCGGGTAGTCCCACATCACGGGAGCAGCACGCATCAGTTCGGAAGCACTAGTGAAAAAGACAAAGCTATTGATGTTTCCGTTGCGGTACTCACTAATAGTCTTGTTCAACCAGATTCTGGAATTACGTACAGCTCCTTTAGGTGCAACCCATACGTTCCCATGCCATGTCTCTTGAAGAGGGTTGATTTCAATGTTGGGAACCGAGGTCGCATTAACAAGAACTTGTTGTACAGGATCAGAAGTAGGGTCCCAATCAATACTTCCCATCACTGTCCGAGCACGCTCAATGATTTGAGGTGTCGGATATAGAGGCAGCTTTAGTCCAGCAGTCTTGAGCTTATCCGCTAAATTCTGATGCGATCGTTCGGAGGCTTTCTTGGCTCCCTCCTGCTTCGAGACTAAATGTTCTTGTTCCAGCATCACTGATAAGTGTAATTAAAACGTTTTTAGACCAATCGTTATCATCAATCTTTTCGATCAAGCTACGGAGAAAGTCAACGATTTCCGTATCATCGTTCGATTCAGCCACAGCAATATCTCTTTCGACATCCTCACCGGACATAAAGACCGTTGAGTCATTGCAGAGATTGATCACCAGGGAGCCAGCGCCTGACGTATTGACTCCATTAATCGCAATGTTAATAAAGTCAGTAAGAATCAGCTCAGCAGTAGTCGCGAGAAATTTTTGCTCTTGCTCCTTTTCATCACCCCATTTGTCTGAGGCAATAAGTTGCTGAAGTAAATCTGTACGGCGAGACATAACGATAAGACTCTTTAATTACATTAAGTTAGTTTTAATCTTTTTGTGGGGTATCTTCAGGTTCATCTTCATCGATATCCTGCTGATTATCAATGAGATGATTGAATAGTTTTGCACCGTCTTGTACCTGACTGATGTGATTGCCTCCCATCAAGTCAGTAATTACTGCATCAAGGCGATCAGCAAATTCAACATTGCCATCAAACAGAAGGCCAGCTCTAGCAGCTGACTCAGCAGAGCCAAGAAGTTTCTCTTCTTCCTTGATTGCCTCTTCCATCTGGTACTCAATCACCTGCTGTTTGAGCGTGTGTATCTGTACCGCCAGCTCAAAACTTTCCATATAACTCTCGTCGTCTACAAAGACTCCAATGTTTTGCGGAATAAGATGAAAAGGATTACAGCAATACTTGTTACCGCAAGTGCTTTTAACACCGGTATATCCAAGATCGCCCCAAGTAAACCACATAGCAACCCGCTGGGGATGATGCTGAGTAGAACTCGATATTCCATGACGTCTCCAAGCAAACTGAGGTTGACCGGTTTTTTTATTGATGCATCCCTGCCAATCCCAACAATCGTCAGGTTCACCAATGTCAACCTGGCTCCAGAATTTGAGTGCACGTTTGCGATGTTTTTTTAGCATGCGTGATACGTCAAAGCTCAGACGACCCTCGCGAGCAGCAGCAACACAGCGCGTACATGCCTGATGACTGTCATAACGCATGCTGGAAGCAGAGAAGCGTCCAACGGAATGACCGGAATAGATGCACAACTCTCCAGCTTCCGATGTATTAGATAGCTGAAGATTGCGTCGCCCATAGGCATGCCCTTTGCTATTAGATTTTGCTTCTGTCATGCTTAGCTAGATGATTTTCGTTGGTGAGTACCACCGTGTGCGGGGTATTGATCTTTTGTTGGAAGTAGTTCGATTAAAGGATTAATCATGTACTCATATCGAGTACTATTCTCATACTTTAAACGAACAAGTTGAGCGCGAGGTGAATAGTATTCAGGGTCGCTAACAACGAGTGCAGTTAGTCCATTAGGAATAACGCGAACACGCTGTCCTATTTTGATGTCTTGAGCAAGCATATATCAAAACCTGATATCTCTTTTTCAAGACAAGTATATTTAATACTCACCCATAATGTGGTTTTCTGGATTAATAGGATCGTTTTTTGGACGTTGCCACAAACGAACTGATTTTTTATTTCCAGTATCATCTTCACGCGTAGTATTTAATCGACGCCAGCCAAGTGACGTCAACACATCACAAACACGCCGAGAAGCTCTCCGGTCCTGCTTAGTGGGTTCAAGGTTGAGTGCAGTGCTCAGTACGTCAACAGCACGTACTTCCTCGCGGCTATTGACATAACGGCTAACGATCTCAGTCCAAGGATCAGGATCACCAAATTCTTGAATGTACTCATTGATCTGGTTAATCTCATCGGAATGAAACTCGTGTCTGACGTTCGATCGATAAGCAGCAATAGCTGATGCCCACAGGGAATCACGCTCATTAGCAATCTGCTCAAACGGGATTTTGAAACCAGACGGGATCTCAAGAGGAATGAATCGGC